AGTAGACTTGTTCGGAATCTAGTTCACTTCATAATTGATGATGGCACAAATTAATTCCGTCCGTAACTCGAAACGTTTTCTGCGGTTACGATAAGGGACTGACATGATTTGGAAGGTCTTGAATTTAGCGTTAAAATGTTCAATTTCAATTCGTATCGCTGACATCTCTTTATTTAACTGCTTATCATCCTCACTCAGGCGGCGATTTTTGGAATTTTTAGCAGGAATGAAAGTATTCTCATGAAATTTCAAGATGCCTAAATAACCTAGGTCAACAAAGGCAAGCGTCGTTTCAGGCAAACTTTGTCCAATACTTTCTTTGAAGAGAGTAAAATCATGCGTATGTCCGTCAGAAAAGGCCATTTGACAGACTTTATGTGTCGTCAAATCCAGCATAATTTGAGTTTTTAAGGTGTGTCGTTTCTTTTTACCAGAATAATTTTTGCTTTGGTTTTTTTTGGACGCTGAATCGGACTTTCGGTCACGTCAATAGCCACAGCAGCACTCGGGGCTTCTAAATGGTCCAAATCAAAGCTACCTGACGCACGAAGTGTATCCTCCACCCAAGTGATGATGGCATTTACCGTAGCTACACCGACGCCAAAATCAAAGGCCAGCAGACGCTGAGTGGGATAATATCGCAAGTAACGGAGGGTCATAATGAGCTGGTCTTCCATGGGCAGACTACGTGGACGTCCACCTTTTCGGTGCTGAATCTGATAGGCTGAATTCAGGTGTTCTAGCATGAGTTGAAAGGTTTCCTTTTTGACACCAATCAATAGTTTGAAGTTTTTTGAGTTAAGTTTTTGTGCTTTGTCGTATACTGTTTCCATAAAAATAGTATAACACTTTTTACAGTTACCGAACAAGTCTAGTGAACAACAAAAAAGAAAAGAGGAAAACAATGAAAAATGATGTTCTAATTTTGGGTGCTCGTCCCTATGATTTTACAGACGAGAAAACGCAACGACAGGTGTCAGGCGTTACAGTGTGGGTACTTCCTTTAGTGAATGAAGATCCTGAAAATGTTGTAGGTCTATTGCCTGTAAAATATAGCCTTACATCAGCACAATATGCTTTGATTGCTCGTAATCCATTACCTGCAAAAGCTGAAATGTTCATGACCGTTAATATTGCGACTAAAAAAGTTGCCTTTGACCGTTTTGAAAATGTTGAAGCGGTTGATGTGGCTGCATAATGAAGCCGGAGGAGCTTTCTAAATTATCAGGTAGTATTGAAGAATATAACAAAAGTTTACTTGATAAGTTAAATGAGCAAACAAAAGCGACTAATAAAGTCTATGACGAATTAAAGAAATTCAATGAGCGCATTGATAAAGATAAACAGGAACAAGAGCAACTTGAAAAGAAAAAGCAAGATGAAAATCAAGAGAAGAAACAAGATTCTGATGAAATTCTAGAAGAATTGAAAAATCTATCTAAGCTGACAGAAGAAAACGGAAAGAAGACTGAAACAGATGAAAAAATAGCTCAACTCGTTACCAAAATCGAGAAAGACTATGAAGTTTACCAGTTTCAATCAAAAGTGATAATTTTCTTTGGAATTATTGTAATCCCTGGTATCGCCCTATTTTTATTTGTAAACCACCTCCTCAAACAATTTATATTCTAAAAAAATTGTCCGTGGGTCATGACGTTAAACTAGACCTAAAAAAATAAAAAATGGAGGATATACCATGAATTTGATTTCACCAGAGCTTTTGGCACCAGTTAAGGACTCAGTCCTACAATCACTTCCGTCTATTTTGCCAGTAGGTGCAGCCATCTTGGGAGCAAGTTTAGCCGTTCGCTTTGCGGTCTCTACGCTCAAAAAATTCTTTTAATTTATAAAAAGCACTCGAAAGGGTGCTTTTTTTGATAAGGAGTAAAATGAAAAAAATTATAAAAAAAATAACGGTTTGTTTTTGTATTGTAGTTTTGATTTTTACGTCTTCTAGACCTAGAACTGTAAAAGCCGAAGCGCTGACTTTGGGTGGCGGTTTGACTTATTTAGCAGGCGCAGGAGCCAGTGCGGCTTCTTTGCCTATTCTTATTATCGGACTTGCTGCAGTTTTACTTCTCGGTCTCGTGGTCACGAATTGGGACGATATAGCAGCGTTTGGAAATGCGGTGGCTGATGAGTTGAGACTCGCAGGATATGCCTTGTCTAGTTTCGTAAATGGAACGTCTGTAAAAATTGATAATACGTTTAAAAGCGCTGTTTTGAAAGCATATAGCAAAACAGGGACAACCATGACAAAATACTATCCAACTACTGATTATTCAGGTGGTACGTTTGTTAAAACAGGTTTATTAAATACTAAAGACAGATTAGACGCTTCGATGTATCTTGAATATCTAGACCATGATTTCCCTTATTCGGATAATGTGGTTAATAATATTTACGGTAAATCAAATATATTTCTGAGTACCGCTCCTCCATCATCTTGGAAAAGTTTAAATAGTTCTTATACTGGAGCAAATCAGTATGTTTTGAGTTCGATTACGGTTATAACGTCATTTGAGCCAACAACAGCAAAAGTTGCTTATTTTGACCTTATAAATTTAGGAACACAAAAAGAGGTCAGAGACGCAAATGGAAATTTGACTAAATTGATTTTGACGATTACAGCGCAAGAGGTTGCGGATTTTGTTTCTGGAAAGGAACATGTAACGGAGTTTGCGACAGCATTGGCTTCTGATAGGCCTGTGACAATTACAGATGTGTCTATTCCTGAATTGGGTATAGGGAGCGTTAGGGAGGAGATAAGTACAGTGAATATGATGCAAAACGCTATGACAGTAAAAACTGCAGAACAGTATATAAATGTTGCGTTTCCTGAAGCGTCAACAACTGTGACATTTAATAGTCAAGCAGCTGCTATAGGGGCAACGTTGCCACAAATTGGCACGTTATCAGATTATGCTCTTACAGGGGCGCAGACAGATGAACTTGCAAGGGTTAGAGCAGGAACAGCGACAGGATCATTAACAGGGGCGCAGACGGCAACAGGAACGCTTGTGGGAGCAGGAACAGGCTGGCTTGATAAGATATTAGATTTTCTAAAAAAATTGTTAAACGCTATTTTGAGCATACCAGGAGCAATTTTAGATGGACTAAAAGCGCTTTGGGATTGGCTTGCTAAAATCTTACAAGCTATTCTTGCTATTCCTGGAGGAATTATAGGGATTTTAAGTAAGATATGGGAATTTCTTCAAACTCTCTCAAAAGTAATTGCTAACGCTATTACAGGGGCTATAACGTGGACATTCTCTATTGATGAAACATGGCTAAGAGGACGCTTGAGCAGTTTAAATGATACTTTCAGGAGAAAATTCCCTGTGATGGTTCCTTTAAGGTATGATTTTAATGATAAGGACACAATAAGTGATATGAGTGTAAATATTTTTGGTTCTAACTATGTGATATTAAACGGAGCAACAGCAACTAAATTGGCTTCGCCAATCAAAATGGTTTTTAGGGCTTTAGCTTATGTTTTGATGGCTTTATTCTTTGCACGGAAATTCCATAAAGTGGCGGAGGATTAAAGATGATACAAGGTATTTTAGATGTTTGTTTTAAAATTTTAGAGTGGTTGATAGACTTATTTCCGTCATTTGAGTTCGTTAATAATTTTGTATCAGCTTTAAATGCAGTATCGAATATATTATATGAGGCGTCTCCATTTGTGCCTTTTAGAGATATTTTTATCTGCATAGGTTTGATATCTACGTTTTATGTTTCACTTTTCGGTACGAAATGTATAAATTGGCTTATACATCGAATACCGTTTATTAATTAAAAAAATAAGAAAGGGTAGGCATGATAAAACGGAAAGCCCGCATTTGCGGGCGCCCGTTTTATCTGTTTAGCATTGGTTATTGTTTATGAGAAAAAAAGGTATTCGAGGAAAGCAATTTGAGGTGCTTTCGGAAAAGCCTGCATATTTGAAGATTTTTAGCTTTATAGGCGCTTTGTCTTATGATTTATATCATCGTATTAAGAACGGCAAAGAATTTAGAGAATACGGTCTGACCTTGTATTGTGGTCGTCAGGGTGGCGGAAAAACAATGGCTATGACTGAATATCTTGAACGCATGAGAAAGAAGTATCCTGAAGCGATTATTTGTACCAATTTCGGCTATGTTCATGAGGATGTGCCTATGAATAGCTGGCAACAGCTTTTCGAGTTGAGAAACGGCCTAAAAGGGGTTATATTTGCCATCGATGAGATACAAAATGAATATAACTCAAGTGCCTGGCAAAAATTCCCTGAAGGCTTGCTGGCAGAGATTACTCAGCAACGGAAACAGCGTATTAAAATTGTTGGTACAAGTCAGGTCTTTACACGTGTAGTGAAGCAGTTAAGAGAGCAGACATTTGAGGTTGTCGAGTGTCGAACGATTGCCGGACGGTGGACTTTTACCAGGGCTTTCGATGCGGAAGATTACAACGCAGTTTGTGAACGCCCTGAAGCAAAAATGAAGCTTCGTCGATTGTGGCGAAGAAGTTTCGTCCAATCGAAAGAACTTAGAGAAAAATATGACACTTATGCCAAAATTCAAAAGATGGCTGAAGCGGTAAATAAGGGCTAAAAAAAGGGGCTGAAAGCCCCTTGAGAAAGCCCCCGGAGGGGGGTTTCTTCTTATCTTGATACATATAGAAATAATGAGATTTTAAAAAAAGAGTATCAAAACGGCTCAAAACCCTTGATTTTACTGGGTTTTCAGGCACAAAAAAAGCCTTGTTTTTTGTGAAAGCTTTTGATATAATTTAGGTGTTCAATCAAAATCATAAAAAGCTAGGAAAATTGCAAGGACTTTTTCTATATTTCTTTGTAATTACAGGTAAATTATAACATGAAAGAAAAACAAAATCAAGGGTTACAAACCTTGAAAGATGTTTCAAAAACAGGGAAAGACAGAAAATGGAGAGAACGTAAACTTAAAAATATTGAGTTGGCAAGTCAGTTGGATATTTTAGGTTATCGCTCATTTGAGAGAGTTTATCAATGTGCTGAAGTTCTAAAATTTGTCGAACAGTCGGACGGAACGAAGAAACTATATCAGTCTTATTTCTGCAAAAATAAGCTGTGTGCGCTTTGCAACTGGAGACGTTCTATGAAATATTCTTATCAAGCAAGCAAAATAGTTGAAGAAGCAATGATTAGACAGCCAAAAGGTCGCTTTCTATTCTTGACTTTGACTGTTAAAAATGTGACAGGTCAAGAACTCAATCAGTCTATGACGGATATTTTAAGAGGGTTCAATAGACTGATGAAGTATAAAAAGGTTGATAAAAATCTGATTGGTTTTTTAAGAGCGACAGAGGTTACTTATTCCAAAGAATTGGATAGTTACCACCCTCATTTGCACGTTTTATTGATGGTTAAGCCAGGCTATTTCAGGTCGAAAGCTGACTATTTAAACCAGGAGGAGTGGACCGAATTATGGCAAAAAGCTATGAAGCTAGATTATACTCCTATGGTGGATATTCGAGCGGTAAAAGCGGATAAAGGCAAAGGCTTGAAAGGTGCTATTTTGGAGACTGCAAAATATCCTGTAAAACCGTTTGATGTGACTGATGAAAAAATGGATTTTACGGATCAGGAGAAATTGCAGATAGTAGATGATATGCTGACAGGATTGCACCGAAAAAGACAAATTGGCTTTGGTAAGCTGTTTAAGGAAATCAAAAAAGACCTGGACTTTGATGATTTAGAAGATGGTAACCTTGTTCAAACTGGAGAGGATAAGGACGGCACTTCTTCAGGTCGTGAAATTGTAGCAATATGGAACTGGGAACGTAAAAATTATTATTTAAAGTAA